CACATTTTCGCTATACCAGATTTTTCCTTCTTCAATGTTTGGAATATTAAATGCGGGGTGAATATGATAGGGGTTATAAAACATTGTGTTATTACCAAGTAAAAAACAAATTACTCTATCTTCTTCTCTGTCGATTGTGTGATAAATATTTAAAAATAAATCTGGCTCATTCCATCCACTTACATATCTCGCGCTCTTTTTATCAGTGTCTAGCATATATTCGTCAAATAGTAAAAATTTTACATTCGGAAAACTTTTGGTTTTTATTTTAACATAGTCTGATATAGCAAGGCAATACCCTAAAGTTCTGTTGTCATCATCCAATAAAAAACATTCATCTTTCGTAAACATAATTTCATTATTTGCATATTCGTTATTAACAACTTTTTCAAATGCACGTTCAAATATTCCTTCTTGTATTTCATTTTTAGTGCGCACTAAATATACAAATTCACTATTTTTATTAATTGCGTGTTTTATGATATATTTTTGAGTTGTATAAGTTTTACCAATACTTCTTGGCCCATTAATCAGATTGAAATTTCTTTGATATGCTAATATTTCGTATATATTCCAATACATTTATATTTTCCTCCTAAAAGAAAAGGTCATTGCGTTTATAATATAGGGTGTCAGCCCATTACCTCCCAGGATGGTTTTACCCATTGACGGCCCGAAAGGGATATTATAAAACTTACAATAACCTTTACCATTATAATATCACACTTTGATTGCAAAGTCAACAGGCACAAGAACAATTCCACCTACAACGTGTTCGGGTCTTAATTTGCCCTTAAATGTGGAACCGACTTCAAATTTTTTCCATATTTCGTCTTTTGAAAGTTTTTCTTCATCAGTCATATATTTAATGCAAGCGTCACTCATTCCGGCGCAAGTTATTTTAATCTCCCCCTTTATTTCTTCAATATATGTTTTTTGTCTTAAAAATTTACCGCGCGTAAATGTGCTTTCATGTTTCCATGCGCCTAATTCGTATTTATCTATACGCAAATTTTCTGGAAGTTCAGTTCCTAATAAATGTAAACTATCTGTATCACTATAAATAAACCTATCATAAACAGATTGTGCGCTAGTAATCGTGATTTGCCTAGCATATGCCGTGATAAATGATGCCATAGGAATGTAAATTCCTTTTCTTGTGGTTTTGGGTGTTGTTTTATATTTTATTTTACCTGCATCATATTTTGGAATTTTAGAAGCTACATCTGGATTAAGTCCGAATTTTCCGTATAATGCGTTAAGCATGAGTTTACAAAGTTGGCGCATTCCTTTATTATCGTCTTTTTCTGCCTGTATTTTTAAATCTATCCATTTGTCAATATATGTTTTAAATAGTCCCTTTGTTGCCTTAAATTTCCAACCACCTAAGTATTCAGGATTTATTATATCATAATGTTCCTTGAAAATTTCAAGGTCAACATTAGTTAAACAAAGCACCACTTCTTCATTTCCGGAAGTGGTTAAATATTCATTAGCTTGAAAAATATGTGTATGTTTTATTTGTATTGTTGGAATATGATTTTCTTTTAACTCAAATTGACATCGTATCATTTGTACATATAATGGATATAGTTTATCGTTTTCATATTCTCCTTTAAAAGCTTTTGGAACTCCATAAGGTAGTAATTTACTATACATTACATAAGGATATAAGCTATTTACGTCAAGAACAATTCCACTTGATAAGGTTTTACCTTGATATTTAGGGTTTACATACGTATAACCGCCTTTATAAGATTGCCTTATTTCTTTATCTATATTATATTCTAAAGTTGGAAACCATTTTGAAAAGTTTTTTGAACCTACAGTCTTTTTATAATCCGAAAGTGCGTTACTACCCTGAGTTATCTTTTTTAGATTTTGGGAAAATAATAAATGTAATGCTTTTGCACAAATAACTACATCATGTTTTAAGTATTCAACTTCTGTTGGCGTTAAAATATGCCCCGGTTCTCTATATTCATTATAATCTATTTCTAGCTTTTGTTCTTCAAGTCCAAACGTTTCAGCCACTTTTTCCACTTTAAACGGTATTATTTTATGGCTATCGTATATAACGCATTTGTTATCATAATCTAATTGTATCTTTATTGAATAAAATTGCCCCACATCACTAATTAATGTATTAAATTCTCCTTTTTCCGGAACTTTTTTATCTGTCCATGTATAACCATGTTCAAAAAGCCATATAAAAATAAATTCACCATCGAACTTTAAGTTGTGAAAATAATAATAACTATTCGGACAACTTAAAGCGTGTTGAAAAAAAAAAATCTATTGAATTACCATATGTAAAATTATAATTATCAATATCACAAATTCCAGTGGCCCAAACTCTACAATCTTCTTTATCGGTGATTGTTTCAAAATCTGCTGTGAATTTCACACAAGTAAGAATGTGCGCCAGGCATTCAGCGCTCTTTCTACTAATAGTTCTGCTTCTATTGGGTCACTAAAAAAATTAACTTGCAATTCAGCGTCCGCATAGTAATTGAAAAACATTATATCTGCAGGAATTTCATTAACTAAATCGTATAGTTCCTTGACCTTTTTATCTTCCATGTTAAAATGCTTTTTTATATTAGCTAGATAATCTTCTTTGTATTTTATGATTCGTTCATTCCAGTATTGAGAACGTGCTTGATGTCTAGTCGATTCTACATACTTATTGAACGAATTTTCATCCATTTTATCAGGGTCAAATTTTCTAGGTGTTAAAGCATTTGCTTCTACACTGCCCATAGTACCAGTATAATACGAGGGATTAACTTTGTCTCGAATTTCTTGCCTTTTCCTATTGATATATCTATTAGATAAATTTATCTCGTTCAAAACCCATTTAGTAGTCTTTTTTCCTTTTTTAGTCTCTACAGGTGTGAACGCGCCTGGCTTAAATGCTCGGTCAACACTTTTAATAAATCTATTAAAATCTTCTCTAGTTTGAATTTGTGTTCTTAATTGCCTTACGTTAAATCTTGGAGGGTAATACTCCCATGCTTCCGGATTTTTACGCAATTCCCGCGTTATTTTTGCGTTAAATTTACCTACATATTGTGATAACTTTTTTAAATCCTGTTTTCGCCACTTAATAGGCATTCGGCATCACTCCACGTCAAAAGTTTTTACACGCAATTCCGTTATTTGCGTTAAGGGTCTCCCATTATACATAATATAAAAACCTCTTGTCTCAATGCGCTTGTATAAATCTAATTCAATCAGAACTTGAAAGTTCACAAAAAACTTAAACTTATTAAAAAGCCATTGTGTAACAATTTGTTTATGGTTCAAATCCCTGTTAATGAACTTTTGCAAATGTAATTTGCTACTAAAATAATAGGTTACCCCATTAGTAGACGTGAAATAGGGTGATTTTGCCAGATTATAAACAATACCGTTTTTTGTCATAATTAACAACAGGGAGGAAAAAATCCTCCCTGCCCTTACCTCCTTTTAAACAATTTGCAGAGTAAGCATTTTACGCTTACCTTTAGTTACCTGGATTACCTTAATTGGCAACCCATCTTCCCACGTAGGTTCACCGAACACAAAGCAAAGTTTTTGCAGTGCACTAAAGATACCAATAGAAGTACACGCGAAAGATTTGCCGTCTACATCAATTAGAATACATCTGGGGGCTTTTGTTACTTCCCCGGTTTCTTGATTAGTACAGTCAACCCATTCAACGAAAATGTCCTTAATAGAAATAACCTCGTTAATTTTATCTGCCAATCTTTCATCGGGGTTATTCATTACGTTATACAGCTTAACTTTATCGGCGGGATTGTCAATTTGCAGTGACGTATACATCTGCTGAGCATTGTTCTGAATTACCAAACTATTTTCCATTGTTGCATCCTCCAATTATAATTAGTTGATTTTAGTGGCGTGCTCAATAAACGTTTCTACCGGCATGGTGTATTGTACGGTTGTAATTTCCTCCTTGACCGTGATTGCATTATCAACGTGGAAGGTTTCATCAATCATTTTGCTAATAGCGCGTTTGGAAGCATTCACCGGCACATTAATCTCACCAATTACATTGATTGTACCATGCTCAATATTCGGTACAGCAATGGTTAGGGTTTTGGCTCTGATACCCCTTGTAATGTTTTTCATCGTCTTTTCTCCTCTTTGATTTGATTTTTTCGGAATTGTTTTTCCGTACTTTTATAATACCATACAGAAAATAAAATGTCAACACTTTTAATTATTAATTTTTTGTGAACATCGTTAAAACTATGTATTTTATAGTATAATAAAGCTATAAGGTGGTGAATAAGATGCAGGAAATTGTTACATTAATTAGTACAGTTGGATTTCCAATCGCAATGTGTGTTGCTATGGCATTTTATGTTAAATATATTAATGACCAAAACAACACAAAAATGCAGGAACTTAACCAACTACACTATAATGAGATGGTAAAAATGGTTGAAGCCATTGACAACAATACTATGGCATTGACTAAGCTATCAGAGAGGATGGATAAAAATGCTATAGATCGGAAGAGCGTCG